AGCGTCCGCGTCCGGGACGCGGGCAGATGCAGCAGCTACCGCGGCGAAGGGGCGACTGATCCTTGCCCAAGAGGCTGCTGCCGTAGCCACCAACAACCTTACTGTGGCGAGGGGGAGGGAGGCTGCGGCGGCGTCAGCATCCTCCCTAGGCGGAATGCTGGCTGGAGGACTGCGCAGTGCCGGTAGCGGCCTGCTGGCGCTGGCGGGTGGCCCGTGGGGCGCTGCAGCGATTGCGATAGGGGCGCTTGGCATCGCCTATGTGGATGCCCAGAAGAAGGCCGAGGCGGCAAGGGCTGAGTTCGATGCCCAGGTTGAATCGATGGACACGCTCCGTGTCGCCATCCAAGACACCTCTGCGGAATATGGACGGATGGATGGCTCCAAGTCGATTCGTTCTGCCGCTGAGGACTGGAATCAGTACGGCGTGGCTGTACGAAAAGCTGACGCCGAGATCGAGAAGATCAAGAAGGAAATTGCTGACTACCAGCGGGATATTGAGGCCGCAAAGGACCAGCTTGAGATGGGGGGCGGCGGTTTGGGCGTGGGCTTCTACACCACAAAGCTGGAAGAGGCTCAGGCGCGTTTGCAGAAGCTGTCGAAGGAGGCCGAACCGACTCGCGCCGCATTCCTCACTCTTGAGGGCCAGCTTAAGAAGTCGATGGATCCGGAGCTGTTCGAGAAGATGCGCCAAGCTGCATTGCGGGCGGACGATGCAAAGTTCAATAGCCTGCGGGGAGAGCTCGACAAGACGTCCCAGGCGGCGCTCGACGTAGCGATGGCCATCGAGAAGATCCATTCTGTTGGTCGAGATGACATTTGGAAGCGGCAGGTAGATCGCCTAAAGCGTGAAAGGGGCGAGCTTGCGGCTTGGGATGCCGATCGTCTTAAGGCCTACGCATCGGAGAGCGGGGTAAGCCTGCAAGGGGTGTCTCCCGCGTCTCTTGCTGACCCCGATGGCATGGCGGCGAAGATGGCCCTGGTCTCGCTTACAAAGGTGCAGCAGGAGGCGTATCGGGCAGAGCGGGCGCAGGTTGCAGAGAGTATCGCGGCGGAGAAGGCATGGAAGGATTCGAAGAAGGAGACCGCCAAAGCCGGTCGTGAGTCGCTGAGCGAATCCAAGGCTCAGGAGAACCAGTACGCCTCGATCGCTGATCGGATCAAGCGGCAGATTGCTCTGGATAAGGAGCAGATGGGCCTGACCGATGACATGACGGCGGCGCAGAAGCTGCAGGTTGTCATTACGAACGAGATGGCTTCGGCCAAGAGCAAGCTGAGCGCGGAGGAGCAGAAGCGCGTCAAGGCGTTGCTCGAGGAGGCGGTGGCCCAGGGTAAGGCGCTCGCGGCGCAGGAGTCTGCGAAGAAGGCCGCACAGGACATGTTGCGGCTCCAGAAGGAGCTGAACGAAGCGGCCGTCACTCAGCAGCAGGCCAATGCGATCGACCTGGCCGGCATAGGCACGGGCAGCGAGCAGATGGAGCGCATGCGTCGCCAGCTGCAGCTCAAGGAAGAGTACGACCGCAGGCTGTCCGCGCTGAATGACCGCAATGCCAGCGCCAACAACGGCAACGGGTACACCAAGGAGCAGTACGCACAGCAGCTGGACGAGCTGGACAAGTACCACAAGGAGGCATTGCAGCGGGAGGCGCAGTACCAGGCGGATCGTCAGAGTTCGATCACCACTTGGTCGCTAGGCGCCTACCGTGCCTTCGAGGACTATCGTTCCCAAGCGGCCAATGCCGCCGAGCTAAGCAATCAGGCCTTTACCAGTGCATTCCAGGGAATGGAGGACGCGCTGGTGAACTTCGCGATGACCGGCAAGCTGAGTTTCAGCCAGCTGGCCAACTCGATCATTGCGGACTTGGCTCGTATTGCGGCCAAGCAGGCCATGTCAGCGCTGTTCAGCGCCGGATTCAATGCCTTTGCCGGGCCGGTGGGTGCTGTGCAGCGGGAACGGATCCAGATCCCCGGCTTCGACGGTGGCGGCTTCACCGGCTACGGCGGTCGGCTGGAACCGGCCGGCCTCGTCCACAAAGGCGAGGGCGTGCTTAACCAGGACGATATGCGGGCACTTGGCGGGCCTTCGGCCTTCCACGCTCTGCGTGCGTCGCTGCGGCGCGGCTACGACGCAGGTGGCATCGGTGGGCAGGTTCCCACCCGCGTCGGGCTGAGCGGGCGCTCCGGTGGCCAGGGCGGTCCGTTCGTTGAGATCCACAACTACAGCGGCAGCAAGGTCCAACAGCGCGAGGAATCGCAAACGCTGCCGGATGGATCGGAGATCCGGAAGCTGATAGTCCAGATTGGCAACGAGGAGCTTGATGGTGGCTCGTGGGGCAGGGTTGGCCAAGCCCGCTACGGGTGGCAGGACGCGATGGGTTGAGTGGGTCGGCGCGGGGCTCCCGCGCCGGCCTCTATGAGATTGATAGTTCGAAGCGAGGAGCACATGGAGACCTTCCCAAGCTATGCCGAGATCCGATTTGCGGACTACGGCGAAGAGTTCGACCCGGCGGTTGAGCGCACCGAAATGGAGCGGGGTGTTCCGCGGCAGCGGCTGCTGAACACCCATGTCCTGCAGACCATCGAGGCATCAGTGCAGTTCCGGTCGGCGCAGGCGGTGGCTGACTTCGAGGCATGGTACTTCGACAGTCTCAAGCGAATCGGCTGGTTCAACATCGATCACCCCCGGACCGGACAGATCATTCGCGCCCGCTTCCAGGGCGGGAAAATCGGCAAGCTGCAGCCGCTCAACACGTTGTTTCGATTCGCCAAGCGCGACCTGGTGCTGGAGTACATGCGATGAGCACATTCACAGAGCGTCGGCAGCGCACCGATGACACCGCCGGCATCCTGTTGCTGCTGGAGCTGAGTGCCCCATCGTTCGTGGAGGTGCTGCGCATCGTCAACGACACGACCGATTGGGTGAGTCAGGGCAAGATCTACACGGGCTTTCCATTCGGCTTCAAGCTGCCCGATGACGTTGGTGGGCAAGCGCCGCGCGCCCAGCTGGTGCTGGACAACGTCGGCCGCTCGATCACCGAGGATCTGGAGCGGCTGCAGCCCGGCGAGCTGGTTACCGCGCGCCTGATGATCACCGATCGGGTTGAACCGAACGTGATCGAGGCCAGCTACGACCTGCCAATGACGCAGGTGGTTGTGAACACCCGCACGGCCTCGGCTCAGCTGGGTGTGGACTTCCTGATGCGCCAGCAGGCGGTCACGCTGCGTGCCAACCCCTTCACGCTGCCGGGGATCTTCTGATGCGTCTGGCCGATGTGGAGAAGTTCACGGCCATCCCGTACGACGAGGACGGCTTTGACTGTGCCGACCTGGTGGTGCTGGTGCAGCTGCAGCTGTTCGGGCGGGCAATCACGCTTCCGGGGCGCCGCCCTCGCGGGCTACAGGGCGCTGCCGAGCTGGGAGCGCTATCGCGGCCCTATGCACACCGCCGAGACGGGCCACCCGAAGATGGCGACCTCGTCCTGATGATCGATCAGGGACACCGAAACCCCGGCCATGCCGGGGTTTTCTTTTTCCTGGCCCATGAGGGCTGGGTACTTCACAGCAACGAGCGAAACGGCTGCAGCGTGCTGCACCGCGTCCGCGATCTGCCCGACTTCGGGCTGCGAATTGAGGGTTACTACGCATGGGCCTGATGCTTCCGTCCACCGATCCCGGCCGTCTGATCATCACCCCGCACCCGGTGATGCTCGATGGCCAGCAGAACCTGGAAGCAGACCTGCGCCCAGGTGAGACCTTGTATGGCTTCCTTGCGCGTCACGTGCATGGGCTGGACGGGCAGGCGTGGCTGGTCACCATCGGCGGCCGGGCCGTGGAGCGGCACCTGTGGTGCCACGTCTATCCGAAGCACGGCCAGGTGATCGAGATCCGGGGTGTGGTCGGCAGGAGTGCGATCCGCCTTGTGGCCATGATCGCGCTGACCTACTTCACGCTGGGCGGTGCGGCCATCGCTGGTTTCAGCATCGGCACGTCCACCGTGCTCGGCACGGCCATCGCGCGCGTGGCGGTCTACGTGGCCGGCAGCATCCTGATCAACAAGGTGCTCGGGCCGAAGCTGCCCAAGGCTGCAGAGATCACGCCTGCTGACACCGTCTTCTCCCTGTCGGCCCCGCGCAACCGGTCGCGCGCCTACGAGCCCCTACCGCTGCTTTTCGGCAGCGTTCGTATTGCGCCTGACGTGG